AGGTGGTGTAAACATAATGACTGTTGTTAAACCTGACGGAAATATTGTATCAGTAGTGAATGATGTTAACGATCTTATAGGTGTTCCAGCTACGAAATTTACCCCCAAAATGGAGATAAACGCTCCTTTTGCAGATCGTTTGATTAACATTGGTCAGCCACAACATTATAACTTACTTGAGAATGTAGGGAGACCACCTAAAGTACAAGCCGCCATGGATACGCTTAGACAGCAATCACAAGACGCTAAAGGGTTTGCAACACATACGAAAGATAAAGTTCTTCCGGGTACTGGTATGAATACTGCTCAATCAGAAATAGTTAAAAGAGTAGCAAACCTAGAACCCAGCACTCAAGCACTCCTAGGAGGAACGGCTCAAGTTGCTGGGAACGTAGGGATGCTTGGCCTTAGAGCAGGAAAACCTATTGAGAGAGCAACTCGCGAACCTACTGAATCTATATCTCTCCCTAGTCTTACAGAAGACGGGTTATTACCTTCAAAAGTTAACAATTATTTCTAAACAGGTTCCAGCTTAACATCATAAGAGCAATGTTAACAAGTTTATAAACCACCCCATTATTTACCTAAGATATCAATCTTGAGTCGCTCAAGGTAAACTGCGGCATCAAGAAGTTCTTCAATAGTGTGATCAATCCACCCGGCTGTATCTATGTCCTCTCGTAGCATAGTGCAGCCGTATTTTTTTATCCCTTCTTTACTTCTATCTGCCATACGTTTCATAACTGTAGAAACTACAGGGTCAGGTTCATCGTTAAGTCCCCAACGATCTTTAATCCACTTTTCATATTCGTATTCATTCATTTAATTAACTCCTCTATGAGACATGATACACTTTTTTAAGCTTAGTGTAAAGAATTATTCACATGAACGACTTCCTGTATCTGGGTCAATGAAACAAGCTGCACCTTCGTTCTCATCTTTATTTGCTGGTTCTACTTTATTAAGAATACCATAACGTTTACCAGCAAGACGGAACGTAGTTACACCCTTAAGTTTCCCCTTCCAAGCTTTCATGTATACCTCTTTAAACTCTTCGAAGGTAACATCATCACCTACATTAACAGTCTTAGATACCGCTGAATCAATGAAAGGCTGTACTGCAATTTGCATATTCAAGTGTGCATCAACACTTAAGTCATCTGTAGTTTCACCTGAGACCCTATGGTAATGCCATGCATAGTCTTTAAGACGTACAATCTTAGGGCCGTCTTCAGTCTGTACAGTACGATCTAGCTCATGTTGAAACACAGGCTCTATCCCTGAGGAAACGTTGTCAGCGGTGAAGCTGATGGTGCCTGTAGGTGCAATAGAAGTCAGGTGACTATTACGCATACCCTGTGCTGCAATCTTCTCTCGCAGGTCAGTAGGGAGTTTACTTACAAAACCACTAGCAAGATAAGGCTCTGCTTCGTACAGAGGGAAGGAACCCTTCTCTACAGCTAGGTCAGAAGATGCCTCAAAAGCAGTACAGGCTAGTGTCTTAACAATCTTACGAGTAATCCTAGGTCCGTTGGATGAACTGTAAGGTATGTCACACATAGTTAAAGCATTAGCGAGACCTGTGATCCCTAGCCCCATTCTCCGCTTTTGTTTAGCTTCGACTTCTTGTTGCTTAAGTGGATACTTAGTGCGATCAATAACATTATCCATTGCACGTACAACGTCTGGAATATCCTTTTTAAACTTATCGAAATCAAAACTCTTGTCTGTTACATACTTCACTAAGTTAAATGAGCCTAGGAGACATGCACCATAAGGTGGAAGAGGCTGTTCACCACATGGGTTTGTCGCTTCAATAGTCTCACAGTAATGTAAGGGGTTGTCTGAGTTGATACGATCTAGGAATAACACTCCAGGTTCAGCCCAGTCCCATGTGGACCTCATGATTTCATCCCAGAGTTTTACAGCATTAATAGTACCATATTGTTGACCGTTAAACGTTAGGTTAAAGGGTTTACCAGATTGCACACAAGACATAAACTCGTCTGTAACTCCAACAGAGATGTTAAAATTAGTTAACTCTCCTTCGTTTCGTTTAGCTCGAATAAACTCCTCGATGTCAGGGTGGTCTACTCGAAGCACTGCCATCATGGCTCCACGTCTGTGTCCTGCGGAGACAATAGTTCTGCAAACTGAATCAAAAATCCGCATAAAAGACACAGGACCAGAGGCAGTAGAATCAAGGCTGACGATACGATCACCAGAGGGACGAATCCGACTAAAATCATAACCAATACCACCCCCTCTACGCATAGTCTCAGCAGCTTCTTTAGCCCTGTCCATGATGCTGTCCATCGAGTCTTCAATAATGCCTGATACGAAGCAGTTATACGCTGTAACATCACGAGGACTCCCCATTGCTGATTGAACACGTCCCGCTGGCATAAAGCTCTGAGTTAGGAATAACTCCTTAAGAGATTTACGGTGTTCTTCGTTGTCTGCCATAGCCGCTGCTTGACGTGAACAAGCTTCATCAAAAGACTCGTTAGGTAGTCGATACTTTTGAGCATGTAGCTCATCACAAAAATCTACTTGAGGACCAAAAACCATTTTAAACTCCTGCTTTATCTATATTTATGAAAATAAGTCCACATGCCCCTGCTATTTTATTCTCAGTGTACGTGTTCTGTAAATCCATAACTGCTTTAGGTAACACATGCTCACGACAACTTTCCACGGTTTGCCCCGGTGGCCCTTGAAGGAACTGTGTTTGAACTATCCCGTCTGGGGTCATCATTGTTAGTATTAGTAGTACAATTTTCATATCACACCCTTTACAAAAAAAGTTAAATGTGGCTCTAAATAGTTTGGCCCTTTTGTAACTTTACCATCTTCCCTATAGACCGGATTACCATCTTCACCAAGTTTCGACATATTACTAGCGTGTACCCTGTTAAAAACAGCATCAAAGTCAACATCAATAGGCCGAAGACTGACAAGGGTACCGCTAAGTACATACTGGACATCTGCGAGTTCCTTCAGTAAATGTGCCCATTGTTCTCTAGTTCCTTTCTTTCCACGCTCTAACTCCATCTCAAGTATTTCAATAGCTTCGACAGTTTCGTTCATTTCTTCAAGTAAGAGAGATTTACGTAACTGAAGAAGACTTACTCTAGGTGATGATTGCAAATCTAGTTTCATTGCTTGATGAAAATCAGCCACCTTTGCTTCTCTTGATCTAGTCATGTACATTTTATCTCCTAGTTAAAAGTATGAACAGCGTTTAATTCGGGAGGTCTACGTGTCGCTAATTCACAACTCTCAATCAAAACCGTGACTGATCTACGTAATAACTCATACTGTTCATCTGTTATGTCATTACTCATATCAAGGATTAGAAGCCGCGCCTGTTCCATCCTCTGTACTAGGATATCCTGAGGAAATAAAAACCCTCCATCTTCTATATCCTGCATATGTTCTCCCCTTTAATCATCATACATGAAACACTCTTCCATGTCAATATCGAAAACGTCTTTTAAGGTTTGTATTCGTTCTTCTATTTTATCTTCGAACGCCTCAATTAAATCTTCGCTAGATATATTTAATATATCACAAAGAAGGGTAGGATCAGCAATAGCCGCTAACCGTAACCGGAAATCATCATCATTTAAAGGCATCACGTATATTATCCACTGTATACCAACGGATACCCTCTTTTTCACACCACTCAGACATATTCATTTTACTACCCTTTCTTAATTGCTTTACTGGATTATAGAGTAGGAAAATTAGTTCTGAATCTTTATCTAATGAATCCCTGATAGCTTTATACTTCTGTGTATCACCTACCCTGAAGAACCCCTTAACTTCGATTAGAAAGTTCTTATTCTTAGTGTTCCTAACAAAATCTGGAATATAATTTCTATGAACAACGTATGGTATTTTGATTGGTTCGTATTCACAAAGATTACCTAAGACATAAGAAACTTTCTCTTCGAATTTATTTCTAAACTTTTTATTTCTCACTGCTTGCAGCTCGTGAGCTTTTCTTAGTAGTACTCTCTTCACGTAGAAGAGCCTGTGTCATACCACCTGTTTGAGATACGAAGGGAGACCCATGTAGTGACCATCCGTCATTAAGTAGTTTGGTGATGTTCTCTTCAAAACGATCATGGCGCGGTGTGTTTATAACTTTAAATTCAACAGACATACTTTAATTCCTTTTCAATTCGGTTACGTTTGGTAGATTAACAACTTTAGTAAGGAACCTTGGACCTGTAGAATAAGAGAAGGCTCTTACATTTGGATAACAATGTTCTTTGTATTGGCAGTAAGAACACATGGTAGATAACTTCAAGTTTCCAGACTTTCCGTCTGGGACTGGCTCTGAGCATAGAGAGGGACGGATATCTTCCTTTACAGTTTTTTTTACAAACTCGACACGCTCTACGATGTCTTCACTATAGTAATCATACATGGGATCGTCTTTGTTGTCAAGATCATATTCAAGAACACAAAGGTGACCATTCTGCTTATCCATAGCTAACCATGCCCACTTACGTTTCCCTTCTGAATGGGCATATGCTTTGATCTGATCGATATATCCAAAGCTATCATCCATTGCTAGAGTACGATCCTTGAACTTTTTAAACCCGTAACTACTTGTGGATTTAACGTCCACTACAACACCATCAATCGTACAATCCATGTGTCCTTTGATGCCACCTACTTCACACTGCTTCTGTTCATCTTTAACTTCGTGTCCAGACATACGGGTAAGGAATAGTAACATCTCTTCGATAATGTGTCCATACATAAACTTAATGTACGTGTGTGGGGTAATCTTCTCACCTGTAAATTTATTGTAACCATACCATTGTACAAGA